CTTGCGGCCCTTCATCGCCTTGAGCACCTTGTGGACCTTGTGGGCCTTGCGGCCCTTGCGGGCCTGCCCCGCCTCCAGCACCCAACTCAATTTCGGTCGCTCCTATTCTAGCATATAAACCATCGTCATATTTAAATCTAATATTATTGGTTCCATCGTTAAGAGCAACGGTATATCCAGAGTAAGACGCGTTTGTTGCGTAAACCACGCCTTCTCTTATCCTCATGCTTCCGTAAACGTCCAATTTAATTCCATTAGAATTAGATGGCGCTGTATCGTTTATACCTACAGACCCATTTCTACTGGCGGTTAAACATTCATTATAATTATTATCAGTTCCTAACCAAGTTCTTAAAATAATGTTTCCAGTATCAGCTTTTCCACCAATTAACTGAACAACTCCAGCATTTCCTCCTGTATTATTTTTGCCAACTAAATCTATTTGCCCTGCGCCATTATTAGCGCCAACTGCGCCCCAGTTATCAGTTCCTCCTGTTATTGATAATACATTATCATCTACGTTTCTTCTAATTCCTATTGTAGATCCAATAATTAAACCGCCTTGGCTATTAACAGAGCTGCCTGAATTTGAATCACCTAATACACTTCCAGTAGCTATTCTACCGTTGATAACTAAATTAGTTCCGTCCCATCTTAAAAATTTACTTGTAGCCGCATTTCCAATAAAAAATTGATAAGCATTTTCTTGTCCTTCTCCCTGTGTGTTACCTAAGAAAAATCCATTACCAGAAAAAGCTGTTGCAGCATAGGTGATTCCATCTGACTTAATATATCCTTGATTTCCTATAGTTAATCCATTAGCTCCAATTTTAGTTACGTTTTTATTATCACCAAAATAACCAGTCAACGCTAAAACATCTCCTCTTACAGACACTCCATTAAATTCAGCTTGACCATTGCCAACAATTCTAAAGCCAATAGATTGCGCGGATGGCTGCGTAGAAGTCTGCGCCCAAAGCCCGCCAACACCCGGAAACGAAGCTCCACTTGATGTATGAGTAGAAAGACAATCGTAAACAATAAACGTTCCATTTGCTTGTTCAACCTTGCATTGCAATTGATCGCTAGGAGTAGCTTTGCCTAAACTTTTTTGTCTAAAAACTCTACCAGAAGTCCAAGTTTCAATGAAAGAACTTGATTGTAAATAAGCGTTTGTGTTCGCTAATTCAATAACCTGAGAAGATAAAAAACCAGAAGTTATTTTTCCAGCATCAACAGTTTGAATTTGAGCGTTTTTAATTCTTACTACTTGATTAGGAGGATTTGATGGATCTTCTACAACTTCAAAAGGAACTTCAGCGCTAACTCCATTCCATACTTGAAAATTGTCAGCAACCAAAACAAAACTTTTATCTGTTCCATCTGCTTTTAAAAGGCCAGAAATATTATTATTTCCATCTAATTTAAGCATTGGCCCAAAACTAGCAACCCAAGATGATCCTGATCTTACATATATTTTATAATTATCATCAGTATCGTACCAAATATCTCCAGTACTATAAGTTCCGCCAGTTGGTGCTGATGACTGATAATAAACTTTAGCTTTTCCGTTTGCTGATGTTTGCGCTCCTTCTGCTGATGCTTGCGCAGTTGCAGCGTTTGCTAGGGCTTCAGCCGCTTTTGCGTCAGCAAGCGCAGCGTTAGCGATGCCTAATCCCGCGTTTGTCGTTGCCGCTAATACACCGGGCAGATTATTAGCGATAACATTAAGAGAAATTCCAGCATTAACTCTTTGAGTTTCTTTAGCAGAATTGCTATAAAATATGAATTGATCCTCATTGTTTAACTGAGTCGCCAAAGGAAGTTCTGTTATTCTCTTGCTCATACTTATATTTACATTAAGGATTGATAGATTCGTTAGTGTAAATCGCACTTAATGTAGGCTGATTGTAAGCTCCAGATATTAAGATACCTGTCGATTCGGTAATTTCAAACGACCAAGACGTTTGGATTATGGACTTGTCGCCAATTTGACCATTAATTGAATACGAATCTAATTTGGCGTTTTGGATCTTTACTCCTAGTTTTTTATCTTGATTGGCGTTTTTAAACAAAATATTAAAATCATAACCAGCAGCAGATACATCTTCTTGCGTGAACTTCTCATTAAGCTTTTCAGCATCAAAAGAATTCACTATAGAATCCAAAGACATTGTTCCTACTATTGGTTTTTGAATCTTTCTCGCAAAAGGATAATTGCTGCCAAATCCATAAAGAGCTTTTCTTTCTAAGTTAACCGCAATATCTAACGATTGAAAATTATCGAATACAAAGCCAAACTTAATTCCCGCTGATCCGCTGTTGTTTGTAGCGACAATACTTGTTGAGTTGTAAGGGCAACCTCCATCAAACACTCCAGTAAATGCGTTTTGAATTCTAGTTGGTCTAGAAGCGTTATAAAAATTAAACCCATATATCTTGTTTTGCGCTTGCGAGTCTTGTCCCGTCAGAGCTGTATTTACGGCTGGAACATAATTTGTAGCTGAGTAGTTCGTAATCTGCGCGTTAGCGCCAACGTATTTGCAACTAACTTCGGCCATTTGACCAACAGATGTTCTGATGCTATAAGAACCTAAATACGTATTACCTATTCCCAAAACATTAAAATCAGTTGGAGTAAAAGAAGCTACAGCATCTTTAGCTTGATCGTTGGCTATCATTACATAAAAGTTTCTATCTTTATCGTCAGTTAAAATAGTATATAAAGGATTTGTGTAGGCGTTATCAGTAAAATCTAATCCTAAATGTTTTTCATTCCATCCGTCATTCAATAAATAAGAAACGTCCAATTCTACATCTGGAGATAATTGGCTATGTCTTGCAGCAAACGCTGAAGACCCAATCTGCTTTAACGGCTGGCGATCCATATTAAAAGAAAAGCCATAGCTCTGAATAAAGTCTAAGCGAGAAACTGCGTTGCCAGTGTTACTCGCAGTAACGAACGCATCCCGCGAACCAACAAACATCATTTCCATTTCGTATGAAATTAGTTTTCTCATTAGTAAGCCTTTCTTGCCCCAAGCGGATCTTCTATTAGAGTTAAAGAAATATCATTTACGTTTTTGTAAACGAACGTGTGACTCCATTGATTTGAAAAGAAGAGTTTGTTTTGATCGTAAATCTTTGGAAACTTATATTGGAATTTTCTATATCCTTGTTTACCGCATAAAAAGTGCAAAATACATCTAGCCTCGTTATCCGAAATTCCTTTGAAATCTAGTTTTAATGATTTTAAAACATTAGCGTGCATTCCGAAATCAGCTCTTTTTGTGAAAGAATACGGCAACTCTGTTTTGATTACAGATGTTTCTTTTGATACTTGAGCTGGATAAGTTGGCTGAAAGAAAAACTCTTTTGTAAATTTTGCGTTAGAGATTGCGGTATTTTCGCCTACGCTAATGTCACCAGTGACATAGTAAAAAGAATCGTATAAATTGTTTGCATTTGCGGCAATATTTCTTACTACATCAAATCTAGAGTAAGCTACGCCAGCAGAATACTCGCCTTTCATATTGCTGCCTGTAATGTAAGCAGTATCCCATTTTAACAACGACGCAGCTTGATCAGAACTTAAAGATACGCTAACTGTATGAAGATCGTTTTCATTAAATGAGTTTTCTATATTGTCGCAAAACATACGGATAGGCTTGTATATTTGCGCTGGATCAGTATATAAGAAATGACCAGTACCATTTAAAGATTCAATGTAGCCAAGAATTTTGCGCGCATCTTCTTGCTTTTTGTTCTCAAACGGAAGATTCATTTTCATTTGCAAATGATTCAATCCTTTTGGCATAATGTGCAGATAATTATCTGTGGTAGTATATGCTGACAAGTCTGCGGAGAATTCAACTGTAGCGCCATAAGAGGGTGTATAGGCCAACGTTGCAGGTATAGACCCAGATATATTTTGATCTCTATCGTAAAAGAAAGACATTAGATGAATCCTTGATATGTAAGAGTTATCACTAAATCATCAGTAGCAGATGTATTTAAAGTTTCTGATATAAGCTCCATACTGTTCATTGTAAATGTGGCTAATGAGCCTATCTCTATAGTAATTTTTCTACTATAAGAATTCGATAAATAATTAAAAGCTTTTTTAGCTTCATAGTCATCAACGCCGATAGTAAAATCGGCATTTACTTTAAACGGTTTAACAGTAACAACTTCCATTGCGCCGCTACCTGTTGGATGATAGTAAGCTTCTCTTTTGCATTCTAACGAATAAGTGAATGATTCAATTCTGTTAGTGCCACTTCCGTCGCACTCGATTTTAATATCACCGGGTCTTACGACTCTCAAAGCTCCAGTTTCAGACGCTCCATCTCCTCCAAATTCATTTCCTACGTCTCCAAATATAGAAAAGCTCGCATTTAGATTTGGGAAATTGCCAACAGAAGCGGCAACTGAATACGATGTAAGGTAAGCTGAATTGAAGCCAAACTTTTTTCCTTTATAATCTACTCCTCCAACTAGAGGATTTAATCCTGTAAAATTTAAAAAGAAATCGGCAGGAGATAAGTATTTCTGAACGCTTAAAGAAGATTGCGGCGCACTAGAAGTGAAGGTCTTGAACTTTGAATAACCAATGACACTAACATGGTCAACTGGAAGAGAGTAGCCAAAATTAACACTATTGACGCCAAATATCTTATGGCCGCTAATGTATAAACTATTATCGTAATTAGAGACTGATGAATTTTTGCTCATTATCTACTTCTGAGCGCTCCACCTAAACGTTTTTCTTCGTTAATGGTTTCAAGCACTACAGCCTTAATCCGTTCGCCCATCTTCTTATAATCTACGCCACCTTGTGATGTTTGACCTTGTGACTCAGTAGATGAACTACTGCCAGAAACATTAATGCTAATGTTAACTGCTGTTCCTGTTTTAGAGTCAACCTTTGCCTTAGAGTCTGACGATTCTACGGTAGCGTCCATGCCAACTTCGCCGCCATCCGCAAATCTAGCGCGACCAGTATTCATTGAGTCAAGATACTGTTTGCCGTACTTACGGGTGGTAGCGCGATTCATAACGTATTCACCGCCCATTAAAAGAGCTGGAATATCGTCTGTTGGTCCGCCGCCGTTATTGAAGCCGCGAACCATTCCGCCATAAGCTTTCAGTTTAATACCTTTTGTTTTGTTAAGCATCGGACCCATACTAAATTGATCTCGGTTGATGAACGCGAGTGATCCTGAGTCGGCGGCGAAATTAAAATCAGAAACAGGAACATTTACGGCTGATTTTTTCGTAGGTATTTTACTGGCTCCATAAGCTAAAGCGGCAGAAGCTATAGTAGAAATTACTTGTTGCTGCATAGCTTTTCTTTGCTGTGTTCTGTAAGCTTCTCTCTTTGTTATAATGTCTAAGCCTTGTTGTTGAGCACTAGTAACTTCACCCTTGATTGTATCTTCGTTCATCAATCCAAATCTAGAAAGTCTTGCGCTTTGATCTTCAAGATTAGCATAAGCTGTTGATCCAGTTCCTTGCAATATATCAGTAGCGCCGCTTGTTGTTGTTTGATTTGCGAATTTAGATAACTGATCGTATCCAGAAATTGCTGATCCTCCACGAACGCCGGGCAAGAAGATTCCGCCGTTATTCATTTTGGCGATATTTTCCGCGCCGTATTTTTGAACGGCGGATTTACGCATAACGTATTCGCCTGAACTCAACATCGCAGGAACGTCGTCACGGATTCCTGATCCGCCAGTAACCATTCCTCCAGCAGCAAATTTTCTTACATAGCCACCTTCTGATCCTCCAATCGCAGCTAGCGTCGAACCTACTATTTTATTAGAAGCTGATTGTAAAAATGCTCCCTGTAAATTTTGCAGGAATGATTTTGCAATATTTTGTAAAGCTTCTCCAATATTATCAGCTCCAGAAAGACCAACTTTCATAGCTTCAGCCAATCCATCAGCTAAAGCTTTTGGCGTATCTTGACCAAGTATTTGTTGAAATGTTTTAGCTTCATCTAATAAACCAGAACCTTCGATTCTCAAGTTTTGGCCAATAGTATTACCTTTGCCACTTAATAAATTAGCTTGCTCCTCAATAGAAACATCTGTTGGATTTCTTCCGCCTAAATTTTGTCGCAGTATTGAAGCTCTTGCTTGTTCTCTAAGATTAGTAGATGTTCCAGAGTAAGCTCCTCCTTTTGCTATTGCAGATGTAATTTCTCCAGCTTGTTGATTAGAGATTTTAGTTTGTTCGTTTGCTGTAACTGCTGCTAAATTATTATATTGAGCTGCCAATTCTCCAGAAGCTCTTGCTAAATTTAAAGATTCTAATTCAAGTTCTTTTGAAGCTTTCGCATTAAGATGTTCTTGCTCTACTTGGTCCTGAAAAGCTTTGGCGATTAAAATTTTGCTATCAATTTGTTTAACGTCCTCATCAAATAATAGTTTTTGATTTTTTGCCGCAACTTCTGCTTGTCTTCTGTTTTTTCTTGACTGAATAACTAATTTTTGGGCTTCTTGAATAGCTTCTTCTCCTACTGAAACTTGACTGTATAAATTGTCTAAATAATTAGATTCAGCTTGTATTAGCCTTCCATCTTGATCATATTTTACACCAGCATTTTTTCCTTCTTCTTCAAATTGCCTTACTCGTGCGTTTGTTGACAAAACTAATTTAAGGGCTGCGGTTTCGGCATCTTTACGGACTCTTGATTCAGTAAAAATTAACTTTTCAGCATCTACAAGATCTTGTGCTATATCTTTTTGGGTTTGAGAATATTGTTCTGTTGTATCTATAGATAATTTATTTTTTTCTTTTGAGGCTAAAAGAGAAATAGTTAAATCTCTTTTCGCAATATTTAAAAGTTCATCGTATTTTTCTCCTCCTCCAGCTCTTTGTGTGTATTCCTCTATTGTACGAATTTGTTTGTCTGCTGTAGTGTTTGTTTTTGCAATATTAAATCTTTGATTTACTGCTGCTGTTTGATTTGTAGTGTTTGCTTTTTGTGTTCTGGATTGTTCAGATAATGTTCTGAAGGCATCGCTTATGTTTTTATAAGACCCTGAATCAACAATATCATTTTCCGCAAGCGCCCCTATTCTCACTAGTAATTTATTTACTTTCTCTTGGAAATCTTTTGCGCCGCCTTCTGTCCCAGCGGATTTTTCATAATCAAACAGTAATGCTAGTAATTCTTTAGGATCTGCTTTACTAAGAGCTTCTTGAGACAAAACTGAATTTTCAGCTCCTGCCCCTAATGCTTTTTTAACACTGTTTAACTGAAGTGAATTAAATTTTTCTTGTTCATCAGTAATTTTTCTTAATTCTATTTGTCTTTCTTTTTCTATTGCAGCTAGTTCTGTTATTCTCCCTTTCATCTTATCTAAACCAGAAAGCTCTCTTTCTCTGACCAAAGCTGTTTTTGCAGCCTCATTAGATATCTCTAATTCCTGACTAAATATTCCTTCAAGAATTTTTTGTCTAAATACTAACTGTTTAGAATCATAAGTTTGGTTTGCTTTTTCTTCATCAGTCATTCCTTCTTTTTGAGCCACACTTCCTCTTCGTTTTTCAACTGCTGCTGCGACAAGTCTTTTACCCTCGCTTGTCAGGTTATCGTTACTAATTTTTTTGGTCCCTGTTTTTAAAGATGTTGTAAGTAAATTTTCTAACGCGGCTGGACTTACGTTGCCATCTTTGTCAACTCCTCCTGTTGCTTGTAGAAAAGATGAAATACTTCCTACTTGATCGCTTGAAATATTTGAAGTAAGACGACCCGCGTCTCCAACTATATTTTTTTCTTTTACGTACTTTTCTATTTGAGATTCGATACTATCGCCTTTTTTCTTTTCTTCCTCCTCTTTTGATTTTTTACTTAGAGACGCCAGAAGAACTTCTGGAGTTAACTGTTGTCCAGTTTTTTTTGCTTGTCGGGCTAATTCGCCTAAAGTTTCGACAGCTTTGTCACCTTCTGTATCAAAAGAATCTATAAATTTAAAAAGTACTGGACCTAAAGCTGTTATCGCTGTAGTCGCTACTGTTAAACCTATGCCAATTGGACCCAGACCGCTCTTCAATACCATCATTACTGTTCCGGTTACATTAGCTAATCCAGCAGCAGCTTCTAGAGCCATACTAGCATTACTTCCTTCTTTGGTGAACGATTGAATTGCTCCTGTAGCTCCTGCTAAAGCGGTTTGAAATATTAAAAATTTTCCAATATCAAGTGTTTGCTCTTTTTGTCCTTTGGACGCATCAATCTTTGACGCGCTTTTTTCTACAGCGCCCTGTACTTTTGATGTTGTTTTTGAATCTAAACTATATTGATTTGTTAAATTTTTAGTTTCTTGCGCTAACTTTTGTTTAGCATTATTTAAATCTCCACCGTTTTTAACTTCAGCCTCATAAACAGCAATTAGAGCATTTAACTGTTTTCTTAACGCAGCTAACTCTTTTGTCGGTAACTCCATTTGAGTAGGGCCAGACATCAATGACACAACTTCTTTCCCAAATGTTTTTGCTCCTGGCAAACTTATAGGATCAGCAAAATTTGGAACCTTGCCATCTGGCTCATCTCTTGTGTTAATTACGGCAAGCCCACTTGGATTTTGCGCATTCTTTAATCTACCAGCTTTAGTTACGCGAATTGTGGTTGGATCAACTCCTGCGTCAATTTCTCTTTTAACAGCATCTTCTAATGGACCACCTTGAGCAAAGTTTGGGATGTAACCAGAAGCTGATCTTGCTGCGGTTTTTTCATATTTTATTTTTCCGAACTGGAAATTCCTGTCGTCTTTTTCCGATACTGTAGGTCTCTCCGAGGTTACTTCAAATTTATCTAACTTCTTTTCTATATAATATTTACCGTCTTTCCCTTCGTAAGCTCTAGCTTTTCTTTTTCCGTTACTTCTCGACGCATCATCTAAATAATCGAACTTTTTGTCTTGTAACGGAGATAATTCATTTTTTGTTTCTTTGCTTTTTTCTATTCTATAAATTTTTTCTGCTATTGATCTTAGATTTGAATCATTCTGTTGATTTTTAGTTTCAATAAATTTTACTTCTTTAGGTATATTAAACGCATTTCTTATTTCATCTGTCGCTTCAAAATCAAAAGGAGAAAGAGCCGATCTTGCTTGACTTTTTGTAAAATCTTCGCTCTTCAAAATTCCAGCTACTCCAGCTTCAAATGTAGTTCCAACAAAAGCTTGAACTGCTCCTTTGTTTATATTCGCTTCTTTAGCTCGTTTTGTAACAGCTTCTATATTAGGCTTTGCATCTGGGTTAAAGGCTTGAGCAAATTGCATCGCGTAATTTACTGCAAATTTTTGCCCTTGTTCTTCTATTTCTTTTCTTATTAAATCTACTCCACCTACTTTAGCGTTACTTTTAGCTGGAAAACTTAAAACATCTACATCAACTTTATTTTTGCCTTCTTTTTTATTAGGATTTGACGAAGCTTTTCCTGTTTCACTATCAACGGCTAGCGTTTCTATTGGTTTCTTTTTGAGTTCTTCTTGTGCGAATAACCCCGCGTACATTCCATTTTTATTATATTCTTTAGCAAAATTTGGAATATATCCTTCTGCTCCTCTAACCATTCCAAAAGAATTTGCTTTTGATTTCAATATCCCCATGAAATCAAATTGATTTAATGGAGCGTAAGATGTACCCGCGAGCTGTTTCTTACTTCTTAAATCACCTTCTGATGGATCTGTTCTGCCAGCTCTTCTTGAAAGAATATCAAAATTCTTTGTATAAAGATAAGATACTTTGCCGCCGCTAGCGTTTACTGCGGCCATTATAGATTCTAAATTCTTAGATAATCCGCCATCTTTTGTTCGTCCAGCTCCAGAAAGAATATCTATTTCTGTGGCGTTTGCAACATCACCAGCACCAGTTAAGAATTTTCCCATTCCAGCAGCAAGAGTAGATTTACCAGCGCCAGCAGGAGCAATAAGAAGATTCTTTTTTGCAGAAGAAGCTAAGATAGCTTTTAATGTCGCATTCTTGTCGGCGGGAATTCTATCTGAATCGTAAATGTATTTAGCAAAATTTGGAACGTATCCTCCAGCTGCACTGAGTTTTCTTGCTCCAGCAGGAAGGCCAAAAGAATTAACCATGTCTTGATTAAAGATTGCCGAACCTCCGTTAGCAAAATTAGGCACAACATATTCGCTAGTATTAGCGATCATTGTCCCTTTCTTACCGCCGCCAAAAGCAAAATTTGGAATAGAGACTACTTTAGATGAAGAGCTAGCTCCTCCAACTCCGCGACTAACATCAGCGGCTTCTTGTGCAGGTAAATAACCGCCAGCGGCTCTCTTGCCTGTCTTTGTGATTTGGCCAGTAATTGCACTTAGACCGCCTGTTTGAAGACCCGGCGCAACGGATGTAGCTACATCTCTTACTTTTTGTATTGCCGCTAATTGTTGATTGTATATATTTAGTAAGTATTGTTCTTGCTTCGCTCTGTTTCCAGATAGAGCGTTGATGTTCGCCATCACGTTTTGATTTTGAACTAACGTATTAAAAACTGCCTGCTCTAAAGCTTGTCTTTCTTTTACTTTAGAATTTATGCCTAAAATTGTCTGCAAAGATTCAGAACCGAACTGAATAATATTTTTTGTTAAAACAATGAATAACGCAGCTAATACAGGAATACCAACCTTAAAGAAAATTGAACCTAATCCGCTAATTAATCCTCTAGCGATATTGCCGCCAATTCCTTCTGAATCTACAACATCGTTAATCGAATCAATAAGATTGCCAAAGAAATCTAATAATCCTTTTAAATTATCCGTAACGCCAATTCTTCCAATTGAGTTAGCTAGTTTCTCAGAAGAAACAAAAACATTGTTAAATGCTACGCTTAATGATTTGTTTAATTCTAACTGTCTCTGATAAGCTTCGATAGTTGCTCCAGCTGAAGTTGTTTTAGATTGTTGGAAAGCTCCTTCAGCCTTATTAATATCGCTTAACAACGCAGACAAAACGTTGACATTGTATTTACTAGCTATAGATTCAAGAACTTCTATTTTTTTAGTTTCAGATAAATTGTTTAATTTTTCCGCTAATTCCTGCAAAATAGGAACCACAGGTTTTAATTTGCCACTTGCTTCTGTAGAATAAATTCCAATTTCTTGCAAAGCCTTAATTGTATTTTCAGACCTAATGTTCGTAAAAATTGTTTTAAAAGCGTTACCAATAACAGCGCCTCCTCTTGCTGTGCTTTGCTGAACAGAGGTAACAATACCATTCAATTCGTCTAGCGATACGCCAACTTCTCGAGCAATAGAACCAGCGCGAGACAAACCGTTAGCTAAGTCAGCAGCAGAAACGGCGAATTTAGTATCTACAGCAACTAATTTATTTAAAATATCCGCAGTAGTTACGCCAGCATCGCTAAAAGAATTTACCGCAGCTGTCAAAACATCTACAGAATCAGCGGCACTTAACGAAGTAAAACGAGTTAAAGTTAAAGCGTCGGAAGTTCTTCTTAGCGTCTCTTCAACAGTTAAGCCTTGTCTAGCAAATTCTGTTGCAGCTTCAGCGGCTATTTTAAAAGATTGTCCAGTATTCTTGGCTATTTGAAAAAGACTATCTCCAAACTTTTCTAATTCTTGTCCAGATTTATTAGAGATAGCTCCAATCAGCGCCAAATTCTTTTGGACTTCTACTGTGGTTGTTACAAGGTTTGCAAAGGCGTTTTGAATACCGTTGATAATGCCTACTGAAGCGCCGAACGCGATAACACGAGCGTTAGATGCCGCGATAGACTTTTCAAACTCTGTTGCAAGCCCAGTTACTTTACCAAGTGGTTGAGCTAAGTTGTTGAATGACGCGCCGTTAAACGTAGCGTTGATCGGGATGTTGATTTGCCCAGCCGCTCTCGCGCCCGCCTGAATAGACTGCTCGAAACCAGTCTGCTGAACTTGAACTGAAATTGGGTTTGCCATCCTTTAACCTTTTGAGTATTTTACACTCAAAGATTAACCTTCGCCATGTAATTTCATTAGCTCTTCCATATTAAGAGTTTTTTTCTCTTTCATCAACTTATTAAGAGAAGTGCCCTTCATATTATTTTCTTCCATATCTTCTTTACTTGCACCGAATACCATAGAAGCGCTAACGTCTCCTTTTGGAGCGTGTTTAGATTCAAAGTCTTTTTTAGCGGTAGATTTGTCCTTATACGCTAGTAAAGCTTCAGGGTCTTTTCTAATATTGTCAGGAATATTTTCTACATGATCAAATATACTCTTAAATATCTTTCCGTATATAATAACTCTTACTTGAAAATCAGTAAGTTTTACCATTGGCAGTCCAAAGAATTCTGTTGGATAATCTAGGACTAAAAAATACTGATTAAAAAAGTCCATTAAAACAGTTTTCTGGATATTGTTATCCATAAAGTCGTGCATGAATGCGTTGTAAAGCAATATAAACTCTACTAATTCCTCGTAAGACATATCTTCAAAGTCTTGTATTGAAAAGAATTTTTGTTTCAATTCTTCGTCTTTATAAAAAGACTCGTAAATAATATAGTCGCTAGATCTATTTGAAGCGTACTCTTCTACAGTTTTTCCTAAAACGCTTCTTCTTTCCGTCAATTTGGCTATCAGCTTTTCTTTTTGCTCGTCTATTACTTTCTGAATTTCTTTAATCTCTAAAGATTTAAAAAGATTTTTTTTAGTAACATTCAACCGCTCAATGTAAGATTGAATTTTAGCGATTTCTGCTTCGTCGTTATCGCTCCAAAATCCATCCTTTTTCGCAACTTCTAAAGACTGTTCTTCGGTTTGTATCCCCTTCTGTACCGCTATTTTATGAAACTGTTTATATCTTAAATCAAAAATAGCTTTTTCATTGCAACCCAAATGCTTAATGAAAATAGGACTACCACGATATTCACTCGTAGAGTAGCCCTTTATAATTTCCGTAAACCTAATAAATAGGTCTATCTCAGTTAAATTTTCCCGCTGCAATGTCTTCGTCTAGTTTTTTGAAATCTTCCTTAGACACTGTTTTGCTGAAATACCAAAAAGAAACAAACGTAATCAATTTAGTATAAACTTTCGTGAAAAGAGGATCAGCGTTTTCGTCAAGCTCGGAAAGAGAATCAAGTTTATCTTCGTAAGTCGAGCCTCTGAACATTGGCTCAATTGCGCCGCCGTTAATTTGTTTGTGAGTCATGTTCAAGCAAAACCAGCGAATAACATTATTTTGAGCAATAGTGTCAGCAGTATTGTTAAAGAAAGAAAGATAAGATGTTTCAAGGTCAACAGCTCGCTTTCTAAGAGCGGCGATTTGCTCTAAAAGAATATCTTTTTCTGGAGAAGCTGTTCCGTTTTCGGCTTTCATCAAAATATACGCTTGTTGTAATTTTGCGATTTCGCTGTAAATTTCGGTCAACTTTTTTGTGTCGTTGTCGGAAGAAAGACCTCCAGTATCAGAATACTTTTTGAGCAACATACCTTTTGTGAGAATACCTTTCTTCACGCAGTTAGAAAGCTCAATGCTGAATTGAAGATCAGACTCTTCAATATCTCTGCGCGATGGTTGCTTAAAAACTACGCGATGCGGAACTTCTTCTGTTACTTTTTTAGTAATAGTAATGGTTTGACCATTTTCTTCTTTTGTTTCTGTGACATCAACTTCTTTTGGAAGCATGACTGTGAAATCGAATAATTCTTTCATTGTTTAAATGTGTGTTGAAATTCTACTCTGATAACTTCCAAATCGGAAGACATCTTTCTGATTGATTCGTTGCCCATGTCTAGCACGCGCTTACGTAGCCAACTCATTTGATCTTCGTCTAAATAGTTTGCTTGGCGCACAACTGGTTTAAAAGAATCTGGGGCAGAGGTGTATAGCAGAGCAAATTGCCTATCATGTTCATGCTTAATATCTTCTAAAATACCAAGCATCCTCTTAAACAGATCAGAGGTGTTCACCTTAACTTTATCATTTAAATATTCTTTGCCTGTCATATCCTTTTGCCTTATTATATATTACATTTAAAATCCAAAGTGTAAAGTAAAATATGGCGACTTCATACATTTCTGCTACACAGAAATCTTTTATTAATTCTGCAATGGATAATATCCATGAAACATTTTCGCGTGAAATTACTGTTATTATGAATCCAACAGTTGTTATCATCTCTACTTCTCCTACCTACAACAGCTTCTATAAGAGGGATTTAGATAACACATCATATAGTAGCTTAACTCCTCAGTCTTTTGTGTTTAAAGCTAGAATCAAGTATGTTTCAAATGATCAAGGCGTGTTTCCGGGCACCTTAGATCAGCAAAAAGTTATTTATCCAATAGGCTCCGTTAAGATAAAAGTTCAGTATGATGCTTATGTTAAACTAAAAGAAGCTAGAAAAGTTGATCTTGATGGGCGCAGATATTCTATCGCTTCTGATTACAAGCCTTATGGCTTTTTT